TATATGCCTGGAAACTTAATGCCATTAGATTTTACAGACCCAGCTTTAGAAAACCCTAAAAGCATAGATTTAGATTTAGGAGAGTTTAAGGCGCAAAAATAGTTTAGATGCCTAGACACAGTAGACAAGAGCAGATATTACAGCTAAAAGCGGTTAAGCGTACCTGGGGGACAGAGTTTAATAAACAGTTAGAGCTAGGTGTTAAAAGTCCTATTAGCAGATTCTATAAGTATTACCAAGAGCAATCAGATAAAGCTATAGAGATATTTAAGCGCAAAGGAAGCGTTGACGCTGGAGATATGGTTACAATGTTTACTAATAACGACTATATCAAACTGTACGAGTCTCTTTACGAATCTGTTGGTTTACGATTTGCTAAATGGTATGCTGGTAATTTCGATAAATTCCTGCAAAAGGCTGCAAACCCTGGAGCTAATGTAGATACCTGGAGAACGACTTTTAAATCTAAAGGCGCACAAGTTGCTGGAGAACGTATAAGTTTAGTCCAGGGGTCAGCTAAACGCAATCTAATGAACGTTACAAGGCGTTTAATGATGGACGATACTTTTATAGAGTCTGGATATGAAGATAAAGCCAGAATGCTTAGAAGTAAGTTCAAACAGTATAATCAATACCAAGCAGAACGACTTGTACGTACAGAAGCCACTTTTATAGCTAACTACGCTACTCACGAAAGCGCTAAGACTATATTTCCTGGAGCTGATATGCAAAAGGAATGGATTAGCGTTAGTATGGGCGACTATCCAAGACGTTTGCCAAAGCACAAAGCGGACCATAGAGTTATGGACGGTGTAGTAGTAGATTTCGACAAACCATTCCAGGTTCCAACTATAAACGGTATGGAAAACTTAATGGTTCCTGGTGACCCTAATGGAAGTAGCTACAATGTAATAAACTGTAGATGTACTTCAGCGCCATTTCCAAAACCAGGCGCACAAGCTGTAACAGAACTCCAGGACTTAAACTTTGGATTAGCTGGACAAATGGCTGAACAGTCTTTATATGACCTAGCAGAAGCGGTACAGACAGTAGCAGCTGAAACTGTTGCTGTAGCTAATACGGTTGCTAAAGAGCCAGTAGAAGAAGTTGTAGATGAATTAGCTGCTAAAAAAGAGGCTATGCGTCCAGACGCCTGGAATATAGTTGTACCTAAAGATGCTGAATTTAATGACGACTTTTTAGGTTTATTGGAAAGAAAAATAAAAATAGCAAAAGGTTCTAAATCTTACCAACAAGGCGATTTTATTTCTATTGATACTAAAAGATTTGGGTCAGATACGATAGGTAGAGTAATGGCTCACGAATTTGGCCACGCTATACATATACAGCGCAAGTGGTGTGTACCATATATGAAGCATAGTATTGACGAAGTATCTAATTTTTATAAACTACAATTAAAAAAATTACAGCTTCAAAATAGAAACGCTCCAGGAGTTAAAAAAATCTGGGATGAAACTGGTAATTTCAGTATGGGACATAGAAACAAAATAAGAGCTGATTTTCCAGACTTGACAGACAGCCAATTTAGGGAAGCATATTGTGGTATGGCTGACTTCTTTGGAGCTATGACAAAAAACACAGTTGGCTGGGGGCATACAAGCACTTATTATAGAAATGTCAGCTGGAGACATACAGAAATGTTAGCTCACGCATTTGAAAATAAATATTTTGGGAATCCAGTATTTAAAAAATTATATCCAGAACTATATGACGATACAATTAAATGGATTGATGAATTAATAAAACTATAATTATGGATAAACTAGAAAAATTATTAAATGACTACACAGAGGCGCATCCAAACGCTGAAAATCCTTTAAACTTTTACGATTTATTAGGCGAAGAAGGTCTTATAGAGGCGTTAGAAAAAGCAAATGGCAAAGAGTTGGTATGGTCAGCTGACTTTAACAGTAATACGTTAGATGGTGGTCAAATTGAGTATAGATAAAATCCTTATCTTTACAAAAAATTTTCTATTATGATTCTATATAAATCAGCGCCACTAGGTGAATTAATAGACGCAGATGAAAAAGCTGGAGTTATAAAAGGCTACGGTTCTGTTTTCGGTAACGTAGATTCTGACGGTGATATTATTACTAAAGGCGCCTACAGTAAAACTATTAAAGAAAACGGTTCCAGGGTCCGTTATTTGTATCAGCATAATATGGACTGGCCATTAGGTAAAATGCTTAACCTTTACGAAGATGAGAAAGGTTTAGTATTTGAGGCTGAAATACCACAGACTAGATTAGGTAAAGACGTTGTAGAACTTATGAAGGCTGGAGTGATTACAGAAAATTCTGTAGGTATTTTACCAATCACTAAGGCGATGAACGGAAGCCATAGAGAAATTAAAGAAGTAAAACTGTTTGAAATATCAGCAGTCACTTTAGCTGCTAATGACCAGGCGTTAATCCTTGACGTAAAAGGAAACGTTGACCTGGACAAAGTAGCAGATAAATACGATGCGTTAGCTAAATTAGTTAGAAAAGGCGACATTTCAGACGATTTAGGCTACGCACTAGAAGCGGAAATACTCAAGTTGAAAACTCTTTTTGTTAAAGCCACAGAGCCGTCTATAGAGGACACTTTGCCGACTAAAGAAGATAATTCAAGCGAGATTCTTAAATATTTGTATAATAGTCTTAAAAAGTAATTTAAAATGGACGAAAACATTAAAAAACAACTTGACCATATTTCTAACGAAATTGACTCAAGAATCGAAAAGGCTTACGACCAGGCTGTACAATCTGCTACTGGTAAAGCTGACGAAATGATTAAAGGCGAAATTACCAACTTGGTAAACAAATTCAACGAAATCAACGAAAGAGTAGACGCTCAAGAAGTAGCTTCTAAAAAATCTTTCGAGGCTTCTAAGCCAAAATCTTTTAAATATGGATTAGCTGAAGCTCTTAAAAACGGAGCTGTTGAATCTTTAGCAAAAGGTAATTCACGTTCTGCATCTTTTGAAATTAAAGCGGATATGACTACTGGAGCTGACTTCACTGGTGAAGTTATTGCTGCTGACCGTGTAGCTGGGTACAAGTATGACCCAACTAGACCAGTTCACGTACGTTCTTTAATTCCAATTGGTTCAACTGCATCTGATGTAGTTAGATTTATGAAAGAATCTGGATACGCTAATGGAGCTGCTGCTGCTGCTGAAGGAGCTACACTTGCACAGTCTGATTTTGATATGACTGCTGCTGACGCTAACGTTAAGAAAATCGGTACTTACTTCCGTATTTCTGAAGAAATGTTAGCTGATACTCCACAGCTTACTAGCTACCTTTCTGCTAGAGCGCCAGAAAAATTATTAGAAATTGAGGATACTCAAATCTTATCAGGTTCTGGAACTGGAGCTAACCTTTCTGGTATCATTACAGACGCTACTGCTTTTGCTGCTGGGTCTTTTGCTGCTGCTATCGAGTCTGCTAACGAGTTTGACGTTATTGCTGTTGCTATCAATCAATTAGCGCTTTCAAACTACAAAGCTGATTACATTATGCTTAATCCAACTGATTTCCATAAATTATTATTACTTAAATCTACTCAAAATGAGTACTTAAAAGATAACGTTTACAAAGGACTTGAGCCTTCTATCTTAGGAGTTCCAGTTGTAGTTAACACTGCTATTCCAGTAGGTGACTACTTAATCGGTAACTTCGGAATGGGGTCACAGTTATTTGTTAGAGATAACGTTTCTGTTGAGTTCTTTAGAGAAGATGGAACTAACGTAAGAGATGGTTTCGTAACAGTTCGTGTATCTGAGCGTATTGCTTTAGCTAACTACCTACCTTTAGGATATGTTACTGGAGACTTCGCAACTGATAAAGCTGCATTAGAGACTGCATAAGTAGAATCTAAATAATAATAGGAAAGGGTAGTTTAATCGCTACCCTTTTTTTGTACCCTATACTAAACAATTTCGTTTATTTTTTTATCATATATCAGTCATTATGATAAGCAAATGGCTATAATGTATGTATATTCATACACTATACCCTTATTGATATAATAAGAGTAAATTTTGCCATTTTATACCCTTTCGCATATAGTACAACTTCGGAATTCAATTCC